AACAAGAAGCAAGAGCCATAAACATTAAGATCATAACTCCCCAGAAAAAAAGTTTATACCAATTAAAAGGCTTTTCATATTTTCTAAAAGCTCTAACTGGTTTTTTAGTTCTAGCGTCATAACCAATTACTGGGTCTTGCGTATAGATTTTAAACTTTGTCATTTTCAAAAGTAAGTTTTGGTTTATAAACTACAACTGATTTAGAAAGTCTTGGTTGCTTTTTATAAACTTTTTTTATTTCTTTTTTTATTGGTTCTACTCTTTTGATGTCCCATTTAGGTTCATCAACCATTACAAAGTTTTGAAATTTAATTGTCATTATTACCCCCTATAACCAATGCGGTACTAAAAATAGTATCGCGTTAAAAAATAAAATTAAAATAAACATCCAATATGGCATGTGCATATTACCCCCTTAAAAATTTTGTATTATAAAACTACTAGAATTTTCCATTTGAATAACAGTAGTATGTTCTTCAATATCAACTAAAGTTTTACAATCGTAATTATAATTTTCGTTAAATTCTTCTATGTCTGAATATTCTGTATATTCACAACATAAAGCTATTGGATCAAAGTTAATTTCTTCGCCAGTATCTTCTTCTAAACTTTCTAAATAAAAGTTTAATGCTTTTAAACCTTTATAAGAAAAGTTATTAGGTCTGTGCGATTGGAACCAACCTATAAAATCTGATTCTGTTATATTAGTATACATAATTTTCCTTTCAGTTAAAATTATATATATTGTTGTAATCATTTTGACTATATTGTAAACAAAAATAATTTGCTAAAAAACCTTAGAAATGCTATGTTTTTTATATTAAAATTATTAACTTTCTCCGTAACCCCTGTTTTTCCCAAATTTCAGGGGTTTTTTTATGAGAATGAATGAATCTATATTACAACAGCAAATAGTTATTTACTTAGATAATAAACAAAAGTATTATCAATTTAGATATTGGCACACTCCTAACGAAGGAAAAAGGAAAGTGTGGTATCTAAAGAAACTAAAAAAAATGGGAATGAAAAACGGAGTGCCAGATTTAATATTAGAATTTCCTCAAAGTAAATTTGTTTACTGTGAAATTAAAATGCCTAAAGGTAGATTAAGCACAGCACAAAAACTTTGGAAAGTTAATTCAGAAATATATGGAACTCCATTTCATGTTATTAAAGGCACTTATGAGGAGTGCAAAAAACAAATAGATAATATTTTTATAGATTATGAATACGCAAGAATTAGATAAACTTACAAAATATTATATGGGAATAATTCAAGAAAATAATTTAATGTTTGAGGATTATCAATTAAAATGTTGGCAACAAGCCTACAAAGATATGGAGAAAAAAAATGACAAAAATTTGGAAGATGGGAATAAGTCCAGATAATTTTATAAGTGATACGCAAGACCTAACAAACGAGGAGTTAGGCGTTTATTTTAGATTATTATGTTATGCGTGGAAGAAAGAAGCGTATTTACCTAAAGATCGTGAACGACTAAAAAGGATAGGTCAAAACTGCGAAGATAAAATAATTAATTATTTATTAGAAACTTTTTTTATAGAAGATGATCAAGGTTTTTACTGTAAAGCTCAAAAAGAAGAATTTGACTGGGTTGTAGAAAAATCAGAAAAAGCAAAAGAATCTGCTGAAAGAAGATGGAATAAACAAAGCGAACGCATATCCGAACGCAATGCTAATTATAGTCATAGTTATAATAATAATAAATATATTGATGATTTATTTGATTCTATTTGGCAATCTATAAAAGTTAAACGAGGAACTAAAGCTAATGGTTTAAAAGCATTTAAAAAAATATTTAAAAATAAAGAATTACCAGAAAAAGATTTTATTATAAAACAATTTAATCTTAAATGTGATACTGTTACTGATAAGCAATATATCCCTCATTTTAGCACTTGGTTAAATTCAGAAGGTTGGACAGAAGAATTAGCTAGTGAAGAAAAATCAGAATTTAAACTAGATAATCGTAATCCTTTTAGAAATTTATCTTTATGGAAAAAAGGTATTAAAACTTTAAACGATAATGATTCAGATATTCGTCAAGCATATAAAGATGGGTTATTAGAAAAAAATCATATTGAAAAACTTAATATTAGTTTACAATGAGGTATGACTGATGAAATTAGAAAGTTTTTTATGACTATCCAAGATGATACAGGTTATTGTGCTATTATACAAATAAGCGGATTTAAAACACAAGAAGAAGCTGATAAGTATATTTATGATAATTACCAAGCTATCACTGGTGAAGTATTAACAGAAAGGACGACAGTACATTGAAAATTAAACAAATAGATATTGATAAAATAATACCATATATCAATAACCCAAGAAAAAATTTAAATTCAGATAAAGTCGCTAGTTCAATAAAAGAGTTCGGTTTTCAACAGCCAATAGTTGTAGATAAGGATATGTCTATCATTGTCGGACATACTCGCTACGAAGCCGCAAAAAAATTAGATTTAAAAACCGTCCCTGTCGTTATAGCAGACCTACCGCCTCTCAAAGCAAAAGCATATAGAATTGCAGATAATAGACTAGGAGAGGATAGCAACTGGGATTTTCCATTATTAAATGTAGAATTTACAGATCTATTAGACAATCATTATGGTGTAGAAAATTTAGGATTTGATACAAAAGAATTAGAAAATTTAATTGTAAACGATGAAAATTTTTCTCCAGAAGATGTTTCTTCGCAAGGACTTATTGATCAAGATACTAAAGAAATATGCAAAGAGTGTGGACAGCAAATTAATAGATAGAGATTTATATATAGATTATTGTTCTTATAGAGCTTCAGAGTATTCTGTTTATAAATGGCATTACTCTAAAAGTATGCCATCTGGAAAATTAGTTAGATTTGGAGTATGGGAAAAAGGAAAATTTGTTGGAAGTGTAATTTTTGGTACAGGTGCAAATATGAATATGAGTAAAATAGTAAAATTATTAAATTACGAAGTTTGCGAATTAGTAAGAGTAGCACTAAATAAACATAAAAACCCAGTATCAAAAATAGTTTCATATTGTTTAAAAAAAATAAAAAAAGATTTTCCTAATTTAAAAGCTATTATTTCTTATGCAGACCCAAGACAAAATCATACAGGTAAAATATATCAAGCAATGAATTGGACATATTTAGGAATAACTGCTCCAGCTATTCATTTTGAAAAAAATGGTAAATTTTATCATAGCAGAACTATAAACCAACAAAGAAGAGATAATAAAAATTTTGATATGTCTCAATTTACAAGAATTAAAACAAACAAACATAAGTATATTTATTTGTTTGATAAAAGTTTAATTATTCATATTAAAGATAAAATAACAAAATATCCATGCGTAAGCTCTAGCGAGAACGGGTAGCCTTACTTAGTTTGGCGGTGCAACTCCGACCCTTACGCTCCATTTTCTTATAGTAAAAATATAAAATTATGATTATAATTAAGAAACCGACACTCTCGGTATAAGAGGATTACCTTATGGCAAAGAAAAAATACGATATAGACGTCAAACAACTAGAAAATTTAGCAAGATTTGGGTGTACAAACATAGAAATAGCACAGTTTTTTGGCTGTGATGAAAGCACTATTAGAAAAGGATATTCCGAATTTCTGACAAAAGGACGAGCAACACAAAAATTAAGATTAAGACAACTGCAATGGAAGTCTGCTGAAAGTGGAAATGTCACTATGCAAATATGGTTAGGTAAACAAATATTAGGACAATCAGAAACGCCTATTGCTGATGATAATGAGCCACTTGCATGGTCTGTTGATTAGTGCCATTAACTAAACCACAGAAAGAAGTTTTAACCTGTGATAAAAGGTTCAGAGTTTTAATTTCTGGACGCAGATTTGGAAAAACATTTCTGGCCATAAATGAATTAGCAAAGTTCGGCAGATTTCCAAATAAAAAAATCTGGTACGTCTCTCCAAGTTATAGACAATCAAAGAATATTTGTTGGAATATGCTTAAAGATAGAATTATTAAGCATAAATGGGCTAAAAAGATAAATGAAGCTGATTTATCTATTGTATTAAAAAATAGTACCGTCATTCAATTAAAAGGTGCTGATAATGAGCAATCACTTCGTGGAGTAGGTTTAGATTTTATAGTTCTTGATGAGTTCGCTGATATTAAACCACAAGCATGGTATGAAGTTTTAAGACCCACATTATCAGATACTGGCGGTCATGCTTTGTTTTGTGGCTCTCCTAAAGGTTTTAATTTTGCATATGATTTATATACAAGAGATGACCCAGAATGGCAGAGTTTTAAATATACGACACTAGAAGGCGGTCAAGTAAGCCAAGAAGAAATAGAACAAGCCAAAAATGATCTAGATGAACGTACATTTCAACAAGAATATTTAGCAACCTTTGTTAATTATGCTGGTATTATTTACTATAACTTTGATAGAAATACGCATATCATAGATCAACATGAAACAA